TTTTACTTTAAACTCAAGATGATTTAACTCATCATGAGTGGCAAAATATGTAAAACCAGGCATCGGTTGAATTTGGATATAAAGCAATCGGTGCGATGGCAGGTGAGGATCAAATCTGATCAGATCAGATCTAATCTCACCAAATAGAATTCATTAATTCACTCTAGATTACGAGACAAGGAAAGTCTCGAAACCAAAGAATTGTGTACATAAGTAGTTGAAAATCAAACTACTCAATCGTATCTTTTATTTAAATCACGCCTTTTAAAAGAAAACGAAAGGTAGTATGAATAATCGAATATTCAAGTACACTTATCTATGTTTAAATAGTTGAAAATCAACTACTAGATCAAATCTTTAAATCAAGAAAAGTTGTTAGTGGGCAACACACCGTTGCTCACGAAAGGGTCCTTTAGCCCTATAACAACCTATCAAGATATAATCAGACAAGAGGTGACATACTCGTTGCCACATGACTGTAAAGAAATGAGAAGTAGTTTGAATAATCAAATGTTCAAACACAGATAATGAAAATCCTTAAGCCTCGACAAAATCTTGAATCTCACTGAGAAGATAATCGAATGACTCGATCACTTCTTTTGAGAAATCAGGACTGTCTGGGCTTTTAGGAAGATCAAAATTCTTTGGTACCAAAACTTTTCCAAGAGATCCTTCAAATAGTTCCCTATCAAAAGATTTTGCTGCATATCCCTTAACTACCTTCAAAAGATAGTCTGGACGTACATCAAGATCGATGACAGGTACAAGAAACTTAGTAGCGACAGCTGTTGCTTCTTTGGTTCCTCTAACTGCTTCAAGGAAAACTTGTTTAAAAGTTTCGTAATCATACTCTTTTCCTGAATTCAGAAAATTTTGAAAGAAAACCCGATCAATCTCCGACTGGAGGACTGATCTTGTTCTAACATCGTTGAAAGGTACCTGGATGGTTCCTAAAAACGACAAAGAAGGTAAATCTTCAATTTTCTGACTAAGGAAAAAGTCTCTAAGATGATAATTGGTCATAGTCCTTTTACGGATCATTTCTAATGCCGAAAGACCCACGAAGTCCTCGTGGTATTCCGAGCTAAGAACTGGTTCGTTAAACGACTTATCTAACTCATCTAGAGATTTTTGAGTGATTTGAGTTTTTGAGAGGTAAGGTATGGATAGACAACCCTTTTCGGGTTCGATCTTTTTAAAAAGATCGTGAAGGTAAACTAGAATTTCCGTTCGCTTTGAACGTTCATTTAAGTTTGACCTATCACCCCAATTAAGGGAAAGTCCTCCATGACTAACTGGAACACTAATGCTTCGGACAGTCCTACTCAGTTTAGATCTATTAATAGTTTTAAACAAAGTATGGACATCCTTGGCACCTGTGCTGGTCATCATGACCTCCAGATCTCTCAAACACTCTCCTAGTACTTGTACTCTACGATCAAGAACCTTTTGTTTTCCTGAGTCGAGAACTGTGCCTCCCATAATTAATTGAGAGTTTACAGTTCCAAACAAAGGATGAACATAGTTTTTCCCTAAAGAGAGAGAAAGGCCGAATTCGGACACTTTCTCTTTCCACAAAGGATAAACAGATCGATTAGCACGCATCAAGATATCATCTCCATTTATTAAGTATTTATTGGAGGCGATACCTGATTTTTGTGCTGTACAATCGTTCAACAAACAAAGTAAGGGAAATGAAAGGAGACTTCCCATCAGCTGGCCTGATTCCTGAAGTGCTGGTTCCAAACCAGAACTATGAGGATAGACCAAAAGATGAGGAGAAATCTCTTTCATTGCCCAACGCTTTGTTGGTTCATGATCAATACTTTCTAGAATTCCCTCCATCAAAGCTTTTGAAGCAGAGATGGGGATTGAATCAGTTGCCGCGGTATAATCACCGGATATCCACACATCTTCAGGATCTGAATTTTCATAGATCCTTGAGATAGCGGGTATCAAGTTATTTGTACCGTGGGTCAGACAAAATTGTTCTTCTTCTCCTAAAGCGAGCCACATGGCACGCTGAAGGGGTTTTAAACAATAAGTGTCTGCTATTCCTGCAGTGATAGTCCTTACCTTGAGTGGTTCCACAATCGGTTCCACCCTTACAGGTAAAGGTTCACTTGGAGGAAATGATTCAAACTCTAGAGCATAAGTATTCGATTTCTGTTCAGGAGACATATCGAAACCTAAACTTTTCGGAAGATGAGGACTAATCTCTTGTCCAAAATATTCTTCTGAAATTAAGGTTTCTGGTGTTTCCACAACAGAATCAATTACTTGAGTCCAAGTACTGCGAATGTTATCATGAAACTTCTCTCTCTCTCGAAAGACTTTCGGGATCCAGCTGATGAACTTGTCATCAACTGGTTCCCAAATGCCTTGAGAGAGATTATTACATCTATCCGTCTTTTCACTAAAAAGTGTTTTTCGACGATAGAATTGTTCAGAGAAGTCGAACGTACGAATATCTGAGCGACTACGGGCACAACCGGGTCTCATGAGCAAGTTTTGCTCACGAACCCAGTTGGGGTTTTCTCTCAACTTGAAGATTTGTTTATCTTCAATGTAGAGAGGAATATGGAAACGCCTCCAAAAAGAAGCGTCGTCCAAAATTCCCGCAGTATCCTCATATATTACTAGATCTTGACCATATTGGAGATTGCTAGTAGCAATGATGATAGGAGACACGAAGTGTGCCCCCTTATCCTCCAAGTCAGCCATAGGAAGGACGTAAGGATTACAAGAGACCAAAGTTTGGAACTCTTTAATATCTTTACCTTCCTTAGACTGAGCAAGATCATCTAATATGACAATGGGTTGGTTTTTGTATCCATCCCAATGTTCAACATTACATGATCTTGAATAAGTCAAGTCTTTACGTTTGATTCCAGGAAAAAGTTTAGATAAACTCGAGATGATCTCGGGTAATCTAGAACTTTTTCCCATACCAGGCTGTCCAAAAAGGCCAATAACAAGAGGTTCCATCCTATCTAAAGGATCGGAACTAAATGTATGGTTTTTCAGACGATCTGAGTGAACTAAGTCTCCTTTTAAACCTCCCGTATTACGCGGGAAAGCAAAAGAAGCTTTGTTACTCGGATAAAATCCGCGATTTGGACGGTAGTATTTCGATACTATCTGTCCAAACTTTCTTCCACGTTCACGGAGATCAGTAAGTGTTACCTCACTGATCTCCGTTCCCGGAGAAGAAAGTTGATCACGGTGCTTGATAAGAGTGTCCAAGATAAATTCTTCAGGTACCTCCTTACAGAGGGACTTAGATTGTAACAAAGAAAAGAAAAAATTAACTTTCTCTTCTTGGTTCAATGCTGAAAAATTTGAACGAAACTGAAAGGGAACCATATTAAAATGGTCTCCTTCTGGTAGTTCATCTTGGTCCATGGAATCAGAAACATGATAACACAATGAATTCTTAAGGCATTTTATCATTTTCTTCTCAGATGAAAAATTAAAACTTTTCATTTGAGAATAAATATGAATGAAGAGCTCAGTCAAGTGGTTTTTGGCCTTAGGTCTAAAGACTTTGTCTTTGAACCTTTGGTTAAACGCAACTCGATCGAGCTTCTTCATCTTCATAGTAAGATAGAATGCCCATGCCATTCGCAAAGAATGTGAAACTAACCTGTAATTATCGAAAATTAACGGGAAAGTTCCACTGGCTTTATCAAGGGGAAGGCCATTGTCTAACATAAAAGTGAGAGGATCGAAATCCTTCTTTCCTTTCAATGTTTTATACAATGTCTTCACACCTTTATCAGCTTTCATGACTCTACGTCGGATAGATGCTTTATCAAATAAGATAGAGCGTCCACCCGGGAGGTACTTAACCTCCAATGATTCATCTAAATGAATCAGAGACATGATAACTGAATCCAACTGGGTTTCACCTAAGAAAAAAGCTCTTTTGAAGAACTTTTGTTCGAAGGAAACCCACTCACATACGATACCTTCCAGACGGTTGGTAGATTTTCC